TTTTTGTAGCAATCCTCAAAAAACTTGTAATGGTTGTCCGTCATACCCATCTCTTTATCTGTTGCAACTCTTCCAAGCGCAACACTTAAAGAATGTCTATCGACTACGACATATTCTCGCGACAATGGATATTTAATACACCAGTAAAACCTTTGTGTTTTATTACCATTGAGTATATTCCATATCTCTTGGTCACCCGCATCTGTATACATTTCTGTAACATTCTTGATTGCTCGCGATTTTCTGATATTCTCTTTCATATGACCGCAAGTGTCAAAGGCTATAAACTCTTTAGCAAGTTGCTTGTTGTTTTCCCAGAGTTTTTGTGGTGATAGCCCAGAGATAATACCGCTAGCATGTGATAAACCCACATTGTGAGTTGTTATACTAACGGCGTAATCTCTTGCGGTCTGATACCAAATGTGAGCTTTTTCTTCTTTGTTAGCAAGATACCATACCTTTTTGATATGGTTGCTCACCTTGGTACGAGAGATTTTGTTGCCTTTAAAATCTAGATTAGTTCTCATACTCTCTAAATCCTAAAGCTAATTGCACACCTGTGAAAGGTGCAGAGTCTAAGTCGCTAAGACTTGGAGACTCGTTTAGTAAAAAGTCCACTTCTTGCTGGTGATTTTCCACGCTATCACCATTAAGAATTGCACTGTCTTGGTTATTAGTATCAAAGTCATCTATAGACATTAATATACTCCCAAAAAAACTATATTTAAAATAGGTTATAGTTTAAGACCTTATTACAATTCTCGAATTATAATAGTAATTATGATTATAACAAACATGGTTATTATTGTAATCATTATTAAATAAGTGCATCAAAGTTAGCAAATTCTGTTTCCTTTATTGCAAAACCTTGAAGGCGTAAAGCTTTATTAATATCTTTTACTTGTTCATAAGCATGCTCATAGCCTTGGTTATTTTCTTGCTGATGTAAATAAGCAGCGTCAGTAATTTCACCTATAGCTATCTCGCCAAGTGTTTGATTAATTGCCAAAACTAAATCATCTCTATCTGCTAATAGTTCTGATGGTTTTGACTGGGCTAACAATTCGATATGTGTCATATCATCTCCAATAATTGCATTTAAAATAGGTTGCAATTTTTACCTTGATATCTTTAACCGCGGTTAAAAATACCTCTCATTGAATTTTTAATAATTGATATTATTGCTAATACCAATGAGTAAAACTTCAGCGCCTTGGCTCTATATAAATTTTAAAAAATACGAAAAAAAGCCCGCATTTCTGCAGGCTTTTTATTTTTTACTATTTTGCAATAATTCCAGCCATTGCACCTAATGACTTTTGATTTTTGCCTTTTTTCGTGATGACCGCTTGAATAACAGCTGAATTTTTATTTTCTTCTGCTATTTTTTCAGCCTCTTTTTTAGCCTCAAAAAGCGCATTTTCTTTTTTGAGTTCTTCAGCAACTTCTTTTTTGTGTGCAACAAATAGTTCAAGTGCTTTTATTTTCTCATTTAAACTCAATCCTGAAAATAGTTTTTTAACATCTTTTTCAGCTTGTGTTATTTCAACCTTAAAGAACTCTTTAATACTTGAGTATGTCGTATCTTTATCAATACTCATATCAGCTAGTATGTAGCGCTTTGTAGTGGATATAACAGTTGACGCCGTTCCAGTTAGTTTTAAAGCGTCATTTCTACACACGCCTTTTTTGGATTTGAAATTTATGTTAGCCTTTAGAAATAAAGCATTTCGTTTACTATCATAATTTTTCTTATCTAAGCCAGTAAAAACTCTCACTAAATCATTACATACACTTTCAGCGCTAGTGTTGATTGTCTCTAATTGGTTATCAATACTATTATTGCCACCGCTTAGAAAATCAACCGCTACTCTTAAAGGCGTATCAAATGATGGCGTTTCAATTTTTACAACTTCCACCAACTCTCTTGCTTTTGTATCTTCTTTTTTCTTTGTCATTGTGTTTCCTTTTTTAGTTATATTATGAACGAATATAGGTATTCATGCACTAATGAACTAAAGTTCCAAATGCATGCCTATATTCTAATTGTTAAAGAACTTCCAAATTCTATTACAAAAAATGAGAGGCTCAAACAATGCAACCAATAACCCTATACCTTTTGCAACTTCTTTAAGCGATTACATCTTTAACCGCGGTTAAACTTTGGAAAAAATGAACTCTTGCTGAATTCATAGTTACTCTTTTATAGTAGTTCAATCCATTTGTCAACACCCGCACCGCTTATTTTGTGAAAATATATTTTTAGACTTTCGATAGTAAATACCAAACACTAACTAATATCTAAGGAACGGCGCTATATTACATCTTTAACCGCGGTTAAACATCTAAAGAATAAAAATTATATTCATTTAGTGTTAGTTCTCAGCGTTTACCAGATAATTTTCAGCAAGTCCCCGCATTTACGCGCGATAATTGAACCGCATGTCCGCATGCGCGCCTCATTGAACCGCACACACGCGCATATTTAACCGCGCGCGACCCCCTACGCATGTGCCACCCCGCCCCCAGTACTATACTATAGCAATGTCGCACATTTTACGCCAAAAAAGAATGTTAACCAGTTACTTGACAAACCTTGAAACGTAGTGTATAATGAATATACTTATTATAATACCAATATCAAGGAAATCCTATGACACCAGCAGTTGTGAAGAGAGATGGCAGACAGTATACGAAGAAACAAGAGCTGTTCCTAGACGCATTGTACGAAGATGTGCACGGGAACATTAATAATGCTATGGTTAAAGCGGGATATAAAGAAGGTGCGGGGTCTACTGCACTGGTTAGGTCTCTGCAGCAGGAGATTATAGAGATAGCTACGTTAATACTTGCGCGCAACGCACCAAAAGCTGCAAACAAGCTAGTAGATATAATGGAAAGTAATGTTCCTATACCTCAAGCTAACCAGAAGCTTAATGCTGCACAGGGTTTGTTAGATAGGGTGGGTGTTATCAGAGAGAGTAAGGTAACAGTAGACCATTCGGTTACTGGAGGTATCTTTGTTATGCCTGCTAAAGAAGAATTGATTATAGAAGCAACAGATGCAGAGGTAATGAATGAATAGTCTGCTAGCAAAAATAGAAATATCTTCTAATGAAGTAAAGCTAATTAGAAAAAAGGGTTCGACTATACCTTTTGGCTACAAAGATGCGGAACACCACGAAGGTTTTTACGAACCAGTGGCTACTGAACTAGAAGCTCTGGATGAAACAGTCCAGTACATTAAGAACAAAGCCCTTTCTTTAAGGGATGGGTGTGATTACTTATATCATAAGACAGATAGAAAGATTAGTCCAGCAGGATTGATGAAGCTAATAAATAAAAGATACAAATAGCTTGACAATCTCTAAATTTTACTGTATAATATTCTTATAGAATATCTTAAAGAGCAATTATTATAAATATTTTATTATAAATTATAATAATAAATATAATAAACAATTACTAAAGAGATTCTTTAAGGGGTAACAAAAAAGGAATTAAGATGAGTATAGGTACTTCGATGGGTGTTAGTATTACGTTAGATGAAAGGTACATGACTTCAATAACTAATGTTAAACCAAAACAAATGAGTAAGTGTGTACATACATTTAAATGTTTATTCAATAAAGACTGTGAGTCGTTAGCTAAAAGCGAACTCTCTATGATGTCTAAGACTGAGTTAGAACTGTTAGGTCGTAGCTACAACATAGAACTAGATAGAAGAAAAAAGAAATCAAGTTTAGTTAACCAGCTTTATGAATACATGTAGGAGAAACAATGTCTATAGAATACAGAGGTGAGACCTTTGCGGGTTATAACAAACCTAAGAGAACTCCCAGCCACCCCACCAAATCACACGTAGTTCTTGCAAAAGAAGGTAGTACTATTAAGATGATACGCTTTGGAGAACAAGGTGCTAGTACTGCGGGTAAACCAAAAGCTGGTGAGTCAGATAAGATGAAAGCTAAACGCAAATCATTTAAAGCTCGTCATGGAAAGAATATAGCTAGAGGTAAACTGTCCGCCGCTTATTGGGCAGATAAAGTAAAGTGGTGATTATATGAAAGGTGTAAAGCATTATAAAAAAGACGGTACTGTACATAAAGGTGAGATGCATAAAATGAAAGACGGCTCTTTACATACAGGTAAGACACACACAAAAACAAGTAAGCCCTTGTTTCATTTCAATGAGCTCAGTAAGAAAGCACAAGCTAAGGCTAAAGGAGCTAAGTAATGGCTAAAGGTTTATACGAAAACATGAATGCAAGAAAGAAAGCTGGGACAAGCAGAAGTAAAAAAAACTCTACTGTAACTAAAGAAGCTTATGCAAAAATGAAAAAAGGTTTTAAGAAAGGCGGCAAAGTGAAGTAATGGCTGCTGTTAAATATATAAGTCTTGCACAATTTAAGAAAGACTTCCCTGACCTAGACATAGAACAGTACGCTGTTGTTGATGATAAAGTTAAATTAAAAATAGACGGGACTCCTGCCAAGAAGAGGGGATTTAAAACAGGGGCTGTTAGACGCTTTAGTAAAGTTAAGGGCGCAGCTAAGATAAAGAAAGCTAATAAGAAAGAAGCAAGTAAAAAATTAAAGACTGCTACTAGAGCTGTTAAGAAGGTAGCAGATAGTAAAAGAAAAAGTATAGTCTCTCAAGACTTAATAAAGAAAGCTAATCTAGCCGGCAAAAGAATTCTCTTTGAACCAAACCCCGGACCTCAAACAGAATTTCTTGCAGCACCAGAGAAGGATGTGCTGTATGGCGGAGCTGCTGGTGGTGGTAAGTCTTATGCTATGTTAGTTGACCCATTGCGGTTCGCACATAGACAACAACACAGAGCATTAATACTAAGACGCTCTATGCCAGAACTTAGAGAACTAATAGATAAAAGCAGGGAACTTTATCCCAAAGCTTTTGTTGGTGCTAAGTTTAGAGAAGTAGATAAGATATGGAAGTTTCCTTCCGGCGCTACTATTCAATTCTCCTTCTTAGAAAAAGATTCAGATGTATATAGATTTCAGGGACAAGCTTATAGTTGGATTGGCTTTGACGAAATAACACATCTACCTACTGAGTTTGCTTGGAACTACTTAGCTTCCCGTCTAAGAACAACAGACCCAGAAATACAAACCTATATGCGTTGCACTGCTAACCCCGGTGGTAGCGGAGCTTCGTGGGTAAAGAAAAGATATATAGAAGCTTCACCAGCTAATGAGTCCTTCATGGGAAAGGATGGAGTCTTTAGAAAGTTTATTCCCGCTTTACTACAAGACAATCCATACCTAGCTGATACAGACTACATGAAAATGCTAGAGTCTCTTCCTGCAGTTCAGAGGAAACAACTACTAGAAGGTAACTGGGATATAAATGAAGGGGCGGCATTCGTAGAGTTTGATACAGAAAAACATGTTATTCCTCCTTTTGATATACCTCCTAGTTGGTCAAGACTTAAAGGAGTTGACTATGGTTACTCTGCAGAGTCTGCAGTTATATGGGCAGCCGTTGACCCAGACGATGATACTCTTATAATATATAG